GCAAAAAAAAGAATTGAGTCGAAAAAGCTCACCATCTCATGGCAAGAAGAATTAAAAGACAGAGTAGAAGTGTTAACCAATATGGGGCACAACACCGAAGTTAATCCAGTAACAAAGAAAGAAACTAAGTATTTGAAATATCAAATGGAGATAAACGAAATTAACGCGGTACTTGCTGCGAAGTAAGACGCCGCTTGACAAAAATTAACATTGGAGATTAAAATGACCGTAAAGACAGATAGTCCTAGTGGGACGCCTGACGATTCTAGTGGAAACGATCAGTCTAAGGGGAAAGATGATGAAAATAAGCAGCCCGACAAAGTTGCTTATGAAACTTATCAGAAGACCCTAAATCAAGAGAAAAATTTACGCGACAAGAACAAAGAGCAAAGTTCAGCTATTGACACGTTAAACACGGAACTTGAAAAGCTAAAAGCGGATAAAGTTACAGAGGAAGAAGCGGAACTCTTGAAAGCAGGGGATAAAGATAAAATCATCGAGTCTAGGGATCAGAAGATAAAAGACCTTGAGGAGAAGATAGGGAAACAAGGCGATGATCTTACAACTATTAGTGGAGCATTAGCTAATAAATGGAAGATGGAAGCCGTTGAACAATTTCTCCCAGGCAAGTTGATGAGTTCTGAATTTGAAGGATTCTTAAAACTTGACGATGTTGTAGTTGATCCAGAGACAAAACAGATTGACCAAGAAACAGCGCAACAGGTAGCGAATACATTTATGGAGAAATACGCATATTTAGTAGATACCAAAAACGCCAAGAATCTTCGCGGCGATGCTGCTAGTGGCAATACCCCTTATAGTCTTGAGAAATGGGCAAACGAACCTCTAAAAGAGATGAAAGAAAATATGCCTGGAATGGTAAGGAAACGTAAAAAAGAAATGGGTATAACAACTTAAGGAGAAAATCATGGGAGTTACAAGTTACACAGTAGTAGACGCTCAAGGTCTAGTACAAGATTTCTGGGGAAAATTATTTGACAAAGAATTAAGAGAGGCGACTTTGTGGCCTGCAGTTTTACACGATCCTAACTACACCATGGAAAGGATCGCCGGCGGTGATACTGTAAAGATCACAACTCTTAAAAAGCCAACCAGCACCATAAGGACGATTGGAACAGACGCCGACACGTTTGATACCAACATTCTAGATACTGACCAGGTAGATCTCAAGGTTAACAAACGTCCCGTTTCAGGGGTTGAGTTTGAAGATCTTGCGATTATAATGAGTCAGTTGGAAGATAAAGATTCTGAGATTAAAGCTGCCTTATTGGCAGATGTTCAGCAACAGGCCAATGATTGGATTAAGGGATTAATCAGTCCATCGGCTTCAACTCCTGACCACGTTCTCACATCTGTCACCGATTTTAATATCGGCCAGTTGAGTGCAGTTAGACTTCTTTCTGCAAAAGCTCACTGGAGACAATCAGGATTACCTTGGTACCTATTCGTAGACCCAACGTATTATTCAGACCTGATCGATGACACGTCTTTGACAAGTTCTAATATTACCAACGCCGCTGGGCCATCTCCGATTGTTACTGGAAACTTTAACAATGTTCAGAGATTCGGCTACAATATTGTGGAAGATGATTCATTGGCAACAGATACAGGCTTTGGTTTTATCTCTAGCTTTATGAAAGTTATCATGGGAGCGCCGAGGTTTAAAATATCAGACTTGCATCCACAAAAGAAGTTTGGTTTTATTATTAGCTGTGACTTCCCCATGGGATCTGTCCAAGTCAACGACGAAAGGGTAATTTCAATAGCTAACTAAGAGGAACAAATGCTACGACTAGGCGAGAGCAAGGGTAAAGTTGATGATCTCTTTGAGAACCAAAACGGAGAGAATTGGGTTATTCGGCACCTTAATAATAGAAATCCAGAACTATTAGTTGAAGAACTCCAAGGCATCAAGCAACCCGTTTCTGTGATAGGTTCATACCATGCAGAAGGGAAGCATTGGTTAGTCGTATACATCTTTGGAGTAACAAGAATTAAAAAGATTAAACAATAGGAGAATACAATGGCAGTTTTAACAGATCATAAAGTAGTCGGGGGAACCGCTGCGACAGAAGATTTTTTTAGTAACGAAGAAAAATGGATAAGTATTGATTACAATTTTGCTAACGATACAGGTGCTCAAGCTGATTATGACGTTTTTACCGCTGGTGTAAAAATGCTGGTATTAGATTTTTATGCAACAGTAGCGACAACTCTCGCTGGCGCAACTGCTAATATCGATTTAGGTGTTGGGGCCGGTGCGGTAGAGCTATGGTCGGATTATGATGGGCCAGCGCTTGTTAGTACAACCGATGCTTATATGGCAGATGCCGCATTTGTACCGTTGTTACTAGCAGCCGCCGCTAAAATAGTTATGGGGGTAGAGACAGCAGATCTAACCGCTGGTATTATGACGTTGCATTTTAAAGTTAAGAAACTCTAATTTTAATGCCCCTCTCCGGAGGGGCCTTTTAATATGGCAAAGAAAATTTTTGAAACATTAGATTCAAATAAAGATAACCTTGAGAAAGGCAAGTTTGCAGATAAGCAAAGTAAAGCAACTGTTCGTGTTACTCAAAACGAGACTTTAAATGATACCCCAGAGGTTAAAGTCACCGCAATTACAACCTCTGCGACCAGAATAGAAACCCCAGACAACTGTAACGATTTTACAATATTTCATAAAGAAGATGGCGAGACTGTTTATGTTGGAGATGAGAATGTTACTGGCCCAAGTGATGGCATCCCACTAGATGCCTACGAGGAACTAGAGTTTAAAAACATGAAAAAAAATGATGAAAATAATATATATGGCATAGTCTCAACTGGCACGGTTGTTATTTATGCAATTGGAGTCTATCGGGAATGACGACTCAAGTTCAATACCCATTTACCACCCCTAGTAACTACTCTTTGTCGGATAGCAACAAGATAGAGGTTAGCGGTGGGTTTCTACAGCTTAAAAATTTAACCCCTAATAGTTCAACTTGTGGGGCAACTTATACTAATGATATAAATCTAAGTTGGGGAGAAGGGGTATTGACTGGAACGGCGTTTGGAGGCGCGGCGGTATCGGGGGGTGAACTAGATTTAAGTTTTAATGATGTCCGGTATATGAGCTATGATGCAATTCAAAATGCCGATAGCCAACAAGTAGGGTGCATCCGCTGGAAAATGACGCCTAACTATTCCGGGACGCCCACTAATAATGTCGGGATACTTATGATTTCCGCTGCTAATGTTAATAAAAACAGAATCATGTTATCGCAAAACGCAGCTGACCCACAGATGAAAATTATATTTAAAGATGAAGATGCAGCGACTCCTGTGAATACTTCTTTCGGGGATTGGAATCCAACTGCTAGTCAGAAATATAGATTTGAATTAAATTTTGATGTAACGTTGGGAGAAATAAGATTATTTATAGAGGGCAATCAGTTTGGGGCAACTATCACAAATACCTTTATTAGAAGTTCTGATATAACCAAATTCTATATAGGAACAAATCACGACGCATCATTAGAATCCAATTGTAAATTTGATGATGTAGAATATTTTTCAACCGTCCAACATGTTGCTAATTTTGACCCAGATTATACAGTGCCAGAAACAAGATACGCCATTGATAACCCATACGCCGATACTAATTACACTTTCAAAGCAACTGAAATCAATTCCATAACATCTGCCGAAACGATTGCGGGGAGTGACCTCGTAAAAGCTACAATGAGTGCCAGTGGTCAACACAGATACGTAACCGGGGGGAACGCCGCGGATTCAAATGGAACCTATGCCCAATCGAGTTTAATAACTGAATTAAATAGTGATGCTACTAATCTTGTAAGTGCTAGAAAAACTATTTTTATGCGGTTTTTCCTTCATTCTGACGATGGCACAACTACCCCAAAAATTGATATTGCCACATTGGAATGTAATACAGCGCTGCCAGTGCCAACCGTCCCGACATTGGTTAATACAGAAGGATTTATTTACGATAACGATGGCCCAGTCTCCGGACTAGTAATCAAGGCAAGACCATATTTGCAAGGATACTGGAATCAGGGTATTTTCCACAAGTATGATTACGAGACAATTGCGACTACTGATAGCGATGGGTATTTTAGCGGGGATGTGTATGTCCAAAAAACAGGATATTTTTGGGATTTTAAAATAGGTAAACAGAAATACAAAGTTGCGCTTTTGGATCAAGCAGAAATGGATCTTAAAGATGCACCAACTTTCGAATTAATAGAGGAAGAATGATAAGTTTTAGAGGAAAGCCAAAAAAGATTATATTGTGGGATGGAATCACCCAGGCCGCTATCGATAGTCAAACTGGCAATCAGCATGTGACGGATTTTAATCTAGAGGTAGCGAAAGGCAATATCAATGGTCATTCCTCTATTCATAAATTTGGCGAGAATCCAAACGTAGGGACTTCACCAGCAGAGGATATCTGGGATCAGGGTGGAGCTTATACTTTTTCTTCATCAGCAATCATTGATACTGTGTCAAGTTCTAACAATGGCGACACCCAAGATATAATTGTTGAGGGATTAGACATTAATTGGAATGAAGTTAGCGTCCCTGTTACATTAACAGGACAAGCAAAAGTAGTTATGGGCACATCTCTAATAAGAGTTAATAGGGCATATCTCGACGATAATGTAACAATATCTGGTAATGTATACATCTACGAGGATACTGCAATATCAACTGGAACCCCAGTTGATGCTACTAAAATTAGAGCGAGAATAAGAGATGGTTTTAACCAAACACTAATGGCGATATATTCAGTGCCAGCAGGCAAAACCGCTTACATGTTATGCCATCACTTTGGGATTAGTAAGGGCAAAACTGCATCAGCAGATTTTACTTTAAGGGCAGCTTTGTTTGGTCAAAAATTTAGGGCAAGGGACGTAATGTCGGTAAACAGTACAGGAAGTTCAACATATACCCACACTCATCTTGCGATAGCAAAATTCCCAGAAAAAACAGACATCAAGATTAGATGCGAACGAGCAAGCACTAACACAGTATCGGTCGCCGCAGGGTTTGATATGACATTGGTGGATAATTAGGAGATTGTTTAGAAATGGTTAAGAAAAAAGTTAAAAGGAAAAAGAAATGAACTACCGAGTAATATTTTCCGACAATGGTACTTTGAAAGATCTATCGACTGATATTCTAAACTACCATACAGGAGCGGAAACCCTTGACTATGTAGCGGCGGAAGACCATTTTTATATAGGCACTCGCTACCCAATGAACTCTATTTGGGTCAAGATGGATGGGGTCAATGTAAACGATAACGCATCTACTCTCTCGATAGACCATTGGGATGGACAGTATTGGAGAGACATGGTTGAAGTTATCGACGAGACAGCAGCAACCGGCAAGTCTCTCGCTCAGTCCGGGTATATGTCCTGGGTTCCGAATAAGAAATATGGCTATAGTAGAGAAGACACTGTCAACACGAGCGGAGTCGAGTTAATCACCGGGCTTGGTAATATTACAATATACGATCTTTTTTGGCACAAATTAGATTGGAGTGCTGATCTCACCAACACCACCGCGCTTAAATTTATTGGCAATCTATTCTCAAACGATGAAGATTTAGCATCAGAATACCCAGGAGTTATGGGGGATATGATAGCAGCATTTGAAACCGGCAAGACAAATTATGAAGAACAACACGTAAGGGCAGCGGAGCTTTTGGTTAACGATTTAGTCCAGAAAAAAATTATCAACTCAAGTAGCCAACTTTTGGATAGAAGATTATTTACCAACGCATCATTAACCAAGGTCGCAGAACTTATTTATAAAGTATGGGGTGATGATTACGACGATAAAAGATTGGCGGCAAGAAACGAATATAAATCAAGATTAAAAATGGGGATATTTAGTGTCGATAGAAACCAAGACGCTAGATTGAACACCAAAGAAGCATCTGTTAGACAGGGGAAGATGATTAGATGAGTAGTAAAATAACAATAGTTATTGATAAACTAAGGGAGATAATTCCTACACTAACAGGGTTCACCGATAAACTAGAACTGCACAATCCTTATTTGGTACAGGATAACGCATCCGTAAGACTCGCGAAAGGCTGGGGGCTTACGATAGAGGACTCTGGCCCTGGTGGAAATGATACTTACGGCACCCATTCAGAATCTAGAAGTTTTGGTATTGTAGTTACCAAGTCATTTTTTGCGAAGGATAACGATCCAGTCGCGATACATACCGCAGGCAAAGCATTACTAGAAGATGTCAAAACCGTGGTGATAAGACTATTAAATGACGATCAACTAGGAATCGAACCGAGCATAGGGGCGGTGACTTTTTTAAACAATACAGGGGTAAGTGTTGAGTTTAAAGAGAAAGGTAAATTTTTAACAACGAAATCAATTATTAGTATTGATATAAACGAGGATATCTAGGAGTAATCATGGCAATTTTAACAAGAAGTAGTGTAGCAGCAATAATACCAGAAAGCGTTGAAGGAACACTCGAGGACTTGACGGCAGGGGGAGAATATATCCCATTAAGAGACGGGTTCGCAGTTACTAATGAATTAGAAACACTTGACTCTGATGAGTTGATTAACGATATTGGGAAATCTAAAGGAGCAGTCGTTGGGCAGAATCCTAAAATCTCTCATCCTTTCTATGTGAAACACTCAGGGGTTGAAGGAACTGCACCGGAAACCGCGCCGATTTATAAGAGTTGTCTCGGTGCTCAGGTTGACAATGCCACAGAGTACGATACAGTGGCGGGGTCAACAGTTGATAAAATAAACGTTGATACAGGAGAGGGTGTAAATTTTCCCGAAGGGATGGCCGTACTTGTAAAAAATGCCACAGATGGATATGAGGTTAGAAATATTGACTCAGTAGTAACGGACGCGTTAGCCCTTGCGTTTAATCTCGCCAACGCACCAGCAAGCGGAGTCGACCTAGGCAAATGTATCGCTTTTTCCCCAGCATCAACAGGCCACCCGGTATTTTCTTATTACAGAAATCAAGCATCTACTTCATCAGCTTTTAGAGAGGCGATCTCTGGGCTGAGAACTACCAACATGGCGTTTGAGTTTCCAGCTAAAGGATTTGCAACTTGTACCGCCGATGCCGAAGGGCTCAAGTATTATTTCAACTTTCTAAAAGTAACAGCATTAAATAAGTACATTGACATAACTGACGACAGTGGGACGATCACCGTGACTTTAACCGAGAAAGTTTATAAAACCCCACAAGAGTTAGAGTCTGAAATAACTACCAAGGCAACCGCTGCCAGTGTTGGGTCAGGGGATGACGTAATCACTTGTGTTTATAGTAATATTACTGGAAAGTTTTCACTTAGCTCGGACGGGAGCACGTTTTCGTTGCTCTGGAAGACAGGGACGCATGGAGCAGACGGGACGGACACTAGTGCAGCGGCGTTACTTGGTTACGCTGATGCCGCCGACGATACCGGATCAACTAGTTATCCCAGTGATACCGCTCAAACATACGAAGCAGACTATACCCCGATTTACGATGTAGCAGACAAGATTGTCCTTAAAAACGCCGAATGGCTAATAGGAGGCGCTACAAGTGTGACGTGTAAACCTGCTAGTACTGTCACTTTAGCACTTGGTACACCTAAAACAGATGTTAATTCAATCTGTGCGGAGAATGGCAAAGCTGAAACGTTGACACTGGAAAGAGAAGTCACCCTTACTGGGAACGTAATCCTTTCAAAATATGACGCTGAGTTATTCGATACAGCGATTAACAACACAACCACCAAGTCAATGTTTAATGCAGGCCCTAAGGATGCTTCCGGCAACTGGATTCCAGGGAATGTTTTTAACATGTTTATGCAATCGGCAACTATCACATCTACCCCGATTCAAGACGAGAACGGGTACACGATTATTGCATTGGAAGCAAAAGGTCATATCACTAGCGGAACGAAAGATATATTTATTAACTTTCTTTAAGAGGTTTTATGGAATTAAAAGTTGAAGGTGGGAAGATAGAATATCACTTGCCTGATTATTCTGAGTCAATGGATATATTAGGAGGGTTAGATTTATCTGATCTTGGGGATAATGAAATTAAATCCCAGTATAAAATGCTGGCAAAATTTTCTAAGCGTCTGGAACCGTTGATAGATAAAATTGATATTAAAGGGGTTAAATCCTTTAAAGAGTTGATGAATAGCCCCGACTATAGCGACGGCTTGTCAACTATTACAACTAATGTCGCGGAAAGAGTAACCGCATATACAAAAGTAAAGGCAAAAAAAAAGACCTCGAAGAAGTAACCGCTCTTTGGACGAATGGGATTGATTGGGAAACC